CCTCTGCTTGCTGCTCTAGAGGGAAGACAGTGTTGTCGTGGATGTTGTCCATTGCCCTCACTACGTGGGGGACATCTAGAAGAAGCTGTGAAAAATCAAAGCTCCGAGTCCCAGCATCATCAAAATCCACGTACTTAGTAAGGTTAAATGAACCCAATAGACAGGCCCCATTAGGAGGTAGCGGTTGCTCTCCACATGGGTTTGTAGCAGCGATGTATTCACAGTAATACAGATTATTAGCACTATTAATGCGATCAATGAATAATACCCCCGTTGTGTTCAACACAGGTCGTTAGGCTGTGCCGGTTCTCTTATGAACTCCTGCATATTTCTATGCAGACCAGACTATATCAAGAACTCTGAGAGCTCCCACCCGTTTCCACACACTTGTGTGTACGTCCTTCAGGACTAGTCGTTGCACGTTCTATAAACTTTATCTCGTACCCGCCCCTCGATGGTCGGCCTTGCTTGACACAATTGTACACTGTGTTCTTGCTAACCCCACTAAGATTAATAACCCCCGCATACCCTACACAGATAGTAATCACACCGTTTGGTGAGGTGACTTCGTATAAGTTGTGGTACACTTTAGCTAGTCCTGAGTCTATGGCGTGGAGGTTGTTCTCTGTGCCAGTAACCCACTCTAGGTTTGTGTAATGATTATTACTCTTATTGCCATCTTTGTGGTTCACAAAAGGCTTGCCGAGTTCATTGGGGCAGAAAGCTTCTGCAACCAACCTGTGAACTCTCTTGTAGCTAACCTCTCCGCGTACGTTCAGCTCGATGTATTCGTACCCATTAGGTTTAAGACTCTTCTTAAGGAGTCTTCCACCCCTAACAGAGTGAATCTCACCAGCTTCTGTTACCTTGTAGTACCCGCCAAACCCAACTACATCTTCCATCTTATTCTCCTCGGTTATAGTTACTATACTATAACACAAGTTGGGAGTGGTTGTCAAGGAATATAAAGTTTAAAGCTTCGCTCAGGATTGCCATAGGCTTCCGCCCGTAGGTGTCCCCTGAATTAAAGTGGTTTCGATATGGAGTCGCCCCCATAAAGCCCAATTACTTAGGTTCTGCCCAGTCCCATGTTGAGCGCATAATCATCTCCCACAAAGTGGGGGCATGAATCTCTTTAAACCTACGTCCCTCAAACACGAGGTCAAACATATCACCAGCCACCACGGCTTCCATGAACTTGTCAGTGATGCCAATAGATATGTTGAAGGCCGTAAGCTCTGTACGGTTTTGTTTAGAGTGAATGAACTCCTCAATATCAGGGTGGTCTACACGCAACACACCCATCTGAGCACCACGACGATGCCCTGCACTGCTCACTGTCTTACAGAGGCTGTCGTAGATTTGCATGAAGCTAATGGGGCCACTTGAGTAAGAGCCCAAGGAGGCTATGAGAGCACCCTTAGGGCGGATGGTGGAGAAGTCATAACCAATTCCTCCACCCTTACGCATAGTCTGGCCAGCCTGCTTAGCTATATCCATGATGGAGTCAAAGCTATCTTCAATGGTGGTGGAGACAAAGCAGTTGAATGCTGTGGTTTGTTTCGGACTACCAATAGCCAGTTGTGTCCTACCCCCTCCCATGAACCGTTGGTTGAGGAGGATGTCTCGGAAGGCTCGGAAGTGCTCCTCGTTGTCTGCCAAGGCTCCAGCAAAACGATTCTGAGCCTCTACAAAGCTCTCCCCCTCTGATCGGTATTTGGTTTGGTGTAGCTCTTGTGCTAGGCGGGTTTTAGGCCCGTATTGTTTGTTCATTTAGTCTCCTTTTGCTGTATGGTATCTATCGAAAGCTAGGGTGATACCCCGGCAGAAGTCACTTCGTACAATATCTTCTGGATTATCAAATTCAACAAACCCAATCCACTCCTTCACCTCAGGGACCAATCTATCATCCCTCATGTCTAAGAGCATCTTTAGGCCGCTTTGCGCCCCCAGCTTGGCTTGTGCGATGTCTCCCGACACCACCATTGTGCAACGCTCCCCTACACGCTTGAGGAGCATCTCCATCTCACGTTTAGTGGTGTGCTGACTCTCATCAACCATAACGAAGCAGTCTTCCAGAGAGCGTCCCTGTAGGTGCTCAAAGGCCATAAGCTCTATACTCTTCCCCAGGTCTGCTGCAACCTTTTCTGCCCCAAGGTGCTTCTTCATCACATCAAGATAGGGTGTACCCCAGGGCATGAGTTTTTCCAGCTCGTTTCCTGGAAGAAACCCAATACTTCTGCTGTCAGATACATTTGGACGACAGATAATAACCTTACCTTTTGGGGTGGAGAGCCTGTAAGACGAGGCCTCTGAAGCTGCAAGGAAGGTCTTGCCACTGCCTGCAAAGCCCAGCCCAACTGTAACAACATTCTCTCGGATACTCTGTAGATAAGCGGCCTGATTCTCTGATTGAGGGGTCACCTCCAAGCGAGGCTTCAGCTTATGCACCTTATCTCTATACTTAGTCATGTCCTTCCTCCACCTTATGCGCTTTAGCAGCTTTTAGGAAAAGACCTAAGACGTACTCAGCTCCTGAGTCCCAACCGCCTCCCCACTCTCCGTCTTCTCCCTCTTCCTCCATGTCTGAGAAGACTTGTTCCTCAATCGCTCTAATCTCACCCTCATTCAGAAACATCTTTAGTCTCCTTAGGACGAATTACAATATCAATAGCCCTACCCTCTGCCTCTTCCAAGGCATCTACAACAGATTGGTAAAGCTCTCCCTCAACATCCATACCATACTTAGCCTCCGTCCACTGTGACCATAGGTAGGGGAGGATGAGGAGCCCTACAGCCCCCAACACTCCCAGTGATGCTGCTAGCCAGATGATGCTACTTGCGAGGTCCACCGCCGATGCCAACATATTGTGCCTCCATCAGTGTTTGCATAATCCCCATTTGCCAAATAAATGGCATTAGGAATGGGTTGCCACATACGAGTGGGTGTGTCCAATTGATGTTCATCACATATCACCTCTCTTGAAGAAATTGTATTTATTAAAAAACCTCCTCCATACATACCCTCTTACCACAGACACCACTGTAAAGATGCCTGTGATGGTGAGGTTGTCATTCATCGAAACGTCCAAGTCCCACACAGGGACGATTATGAAAGACCACAGAAGGAGGGAGATGAAGAAACCAGAGCCAATATTCAGCACCTGTTCTACGAAAGATCCCACCCTACTCTGCATAAGCGTTATACACCTTAATAAGGCCCGGCCTACACTCCCTAAGCTCAGGACAATACTTGTTTCGATAAACACACTCTGGAACGAGATAGGGCTTAAGTTCTGGCTCTAACTGAGCCAACCGCTTAACCAGTCTCCTGAATACTGCCACAGTAGCGACGTGTGACTTGTAGCACAACCGCTTCCGGCACATCTGGATCAGAGCCTGTGCATTGATCAACATACAGTGGTTAACTGGTGTATTACGATCTACAGGAACACTTGAGTCAATGTAGAGGTCATCCCTCATGCTCTTCACAAAGTGTTCAACACCAATCTTGTGTCGGACAAAGTGAACAGAAACAAAGGTTGGGATGTTCTTAAACTCCACCCAATATAACTGAGTACGGAGAGGGCTGTGTTCACATTTAGCAAGCAGCCCTAAAGACACACTTGAGGTTTGCCCATGCATAGTGGCCTCACAAGCCTTCCGAGCCAAATCCATCCCTGTGACTTTAGTCACCTCAACAACTATCACAGGCTCTTCAACTCCACTCTATGTCGCTTTTCCAGAGCCTTCGCATGATCACTGTAGGGGTCAACCTTGCCAAACCCCTCCCCCTTCACTGGAGACTCTTTATATCTCTTACACAAGAACAGGTAGTATTTCTGGTCATCCATATAGGCAGAATAACTATCACTCATCTCAAGCCTCCAAGAATTTCTCAAACGTTCCACGAGTGTACTTGTAGCCCGCCAGGGCTTCCGTCACAGTACCATGCTCATTCACCTTAACCAGCGTAGGCACTCCCCTCACTCCAAACTTCTGGGCTAGCTCTGTAGGCTCTAGGTTATCATCCCGGAACTTCACTTCCTCAATCTCCAACCCACCCTCAACTCGGGCAAGCTCTCCCTTGAGGAGCAGACAATCTTTGCTGAATGGGATGGTGAACAGATAGACTTTATTCATTTACTAATTCCTTCTCAAGTTCGTCTAAGAAAAACCGCATCTTATTGATGTCATACGCAATGGAAGCTCCATCCTTCTTCCCGAGACGGACAAGAGCCTTGTACACGTTCCCCTTTGTGAAGTCATTGTCTAGGGAGTATCGAATGACATCTTTCACTTCGAGGCGTACAGATGCAACCCCACTATACTCTACATCCTGCCAAGGTTTTCCATCGTTACCGTCTATGAGAGTAACCTTCTCGATGGGTATCTCTATCTCATAATACGAGCTGCCCCCCCCATCACTCTTTATCACAGCAATCTCTCAAAGCTTGGTGCTTTCCAATCAATGCTCTTTAAGAATTTTCCTCGTGGATAGAATTTCCCAGAGATATCATGACAACCCTCAGTGACAGCCACGTATGCCTTCGGCAGCTCACCTTGGAGGGACACACTAACTCCTAAGTTGGCATAATGTTTTAGTGTCTTCTCAGCCACCTCCTCAGATGTACACAGCTTCGAGAAGTTAGATGCAGACACACGACGCATAGCAGTATCAGCATCAACACCGGCCAGATGAAGTAGGCCATAAGTAACGACAAGCAGATCACAACATCCGTCCACCACTTCCTTTTTATCTCGTGCTTCGATAGCATCGTGACTCTCCTTAAACTCCTCTGCAATCAGATGAAACTGACGTTGGAGTCGTTCCCAATCCCAACCTACCTCTGTACTGCCAAAGGCTTCGTTTAGTTGTGCTACAGCCCGGAAATTAGACATAGACGGTAATCACCTCCTCTTTGGGAAAGACTTCTTTCACCTCAATCATGTCTCCGTCATACTCGTATGGGGATTCGTCTTGGCTCTCTGTTGCTCCGGTGCTATAGGAGGTTTTGTAAAACATCCCCCCATTCTTAAATACCATCTCTGAGATTACACTCCAACGAGAGGTATCAACAATCTTGTCATACACCACTTCGAACAACTCTTCGTCGTAGTCGCCGTATGCTAAATCTTGCATAACTTGTTTAGAAAATTTACTCACCCAAAATCTCCTTAACCTTGGCCAGTGTATGCTCTGCTGAGTCACGATCTGACTTGGTGTCCTCTAGCTGACGGGACAGGTCACCAACCTTAGTGTTGGCATCAGATACAAACAGCTCCAGATCATCACGAGTTTTGGTGAATGTTGCTAGGATGGAAGTAAGGTTTTTCTTAAACATATTAAAGTCCTTTTGCTTTACGATACGCATTAGTGCGTTTGTCTTGGTTACTCATGTCTTCGTCTTTCACCTTAAGCTTCTTGAGCTGAGCCTTCTGCTTTGCAACAGAGAGTTTGGTGAAAGCTATAACAGGTTTCTCTTTAAGGGCCTCCTCGAAAGTTATACCTCGTTTATCAGCTAATGTCTTGGCCGAGTGACAGGGGTCTGGGCATAGGATTTGGAACCCATCAGAACCACAGAACAAACGTGTGATGAATCCCTCAACATCCTCATAACACCTAAGGCTTCCCGCTGGAATGATGTGGTCTACGATAGCATTACTCTTTGCCATAGTCTTCCCACAAATCTCACAGTCTACAACCTGTTTAGCTCTGCTACCTTTGGGGGCTGGCCTACACATACTCTGAAGATATCGTTGTATCGCTGGATACCTCATCGTACATTTACGTAGGTTGGATCGTATGAACGAGAAGTACCGGGCTTTCGTCCAACCACAATCGTCCCAAGGCTCCAAGTCATCGCTCATGAGGTGGCACCCACAACTGATTTTCATACTCCTGCATCCAAAGCAACCTCGCTTGTTCCAATATCAACTCTTCGATTGTTTTGTATTCTTGCTCTCCTCTCCAATTCGTGTAGGCCACCAGATTGGCTTCCTCAGATGTGACTGGATAGGCTTCTCGGTAAGTGGCACACACTCGGGAATACATTTGGGCTTCTGAGACGCAAGGGGAGATTGCTTCATATGCTGCTTTTGCTCCTTTTCTTGGTGCTCCTGGGATATTATCCGCAGTGTCTCCCATGATAAGCTGACTATAAAAGAACTTTAAGCCTGTACCCTTAAGGTCGGCAAGCGTTCTACCTCTCTTACCATCTTTCCATTTGGGCCATAGCTCTCCCATACGAGACACGAGGTACAGAGGCTTCTCTGGTTGATAGTCTCCACAGGGCCATGAGTAGTGCCATCCTGGGACCAGCCGGAGATCCTTATCTCTCGATGCAATGCAGCTCTTGATAGCGAGGAGGTTGCACTCACGTTGCTTGATGGAGAGCATATCGTCGGCCTCACAGCCATGTACTGCTGTGGCACCCCAATGTTCATATAGATGGTCCCTTATGTGTTGCCACCACTTAGGTTTGTCTGGCATCCTCTGGCCTTTGTATTTTTTTACAGAAGCCAGATCCAATCTGAAATTCCCAGACTCGGATAGAAACATCTCATATTCAGTAGCTTGCGTCCGATCCAGTATCAATTCCGATAACTGGTCCACAAGGTCGGTAACTTTAGAGAAGCTGTGGAACCCATTGGTTACAGCCCCAACCTCATAAGGTATGATATCAGAATCTATAAAGGTTCTCATATATACCTCGCAAACTCACCGTGGTGTTTATCACGGGCCTCATTGGCTATTAGCTCAGCCAACTCCAAGTTTGAGTATAGCCCAAAGCTCATCCGGTTGCCGCCTATAGTTACACGAACCCGCCATTTACCAGAACTAGACTCTCTGGTCACCCCCTTTATGCCGCTAGAGTTGCCCTTCCTTACACCTGTGTTCATCATATTCTGGGAGCGTGTCACAACCCTTAAGTTTTCGATAGAGTTATCAGAGGGGTTGCCATTAATATGATCCATTTCCGTATCTTTGGGCGGTAAAGACTCGTGATACATCAACCAAGCTAGGTGGTGTACCAAATACGTTTTTCCTGATACAGTAATCACCCTGTACCCGTTATTCTTCGTGGTGCCAGCCTCCCTGCCGTTCTTAAAAAAGAACTTACCCCCTTGAAATGAATACCTCTCCAGCAGTTGATCTTTTGTAATCATACACCCTCCTTAAAGTCCACGTAGGTGACGGCCTTCCTCCAGATAGTGCCGACTCCCTTTTTCTTCTTTACATATAAGAATCGGGGATCTGCTGATCTACAAACTAATATTGAAGATCCTAAATCTCGTGAAGAGAATCCCGTCACAATGGCCTCTTTCCATTCCGGGTTATCTTCAATATCTTTAAGGTCGGGTCGTTTTGGGCCAAAAGGTATCCCGTGCCTCATTAAACTCTGTATAGCATATTCTGCTTGCTCTCCCATCACCCCTCCTAGTGTTTCACCGGCTTAATATCAACCCCATCCAAATAAACAACCTCTCCAGCAGTGTCCTCGTCCTCACCAATATATCCAGTGAGTTCTCCCATCTTCATCTGGAGAATTTCTGCTGCTTCGACAGCATTGGGAAGAGCCTTCATCTCAGCTTCCACCACTCCGTTGCTTTTGTTCACAACATCGTAATTGTAGTCTTGTGTGGGTCGATCTTTCAATACTACTTTGTACATATTATTTTCGTATAATGTCTCAGACGACATGATAGTCTCCTACATCTTGTTATTAGTTGAGCAGTTTTACAACATGCTCGGGTTGAGGGGCTCGAAACTTAGAACGGGATGTCATCGTCAAAGTCATCACCAACATCAGGCATGTCCGCTGGAGCTTGTGGTGCAGGAGCCTCCTCCTCAATGCGCTTAGCATACACATATTGAGCCAACCCATACAGAGCCTTGGTGCAAGCATTCTCCTCGTCATCAGCATCACCAATGCAAGGCTCAATCAGAGCAGGGCCTACACCAGCCTGATACTTGACAGGGATGGGGGTTAGGCTATCAATGTTGTCATAGACGTTGCCAGCATTGGCTCCACGGCCAGGGGTGTTGACGATGAATGCATTACAAGGCTTACCCATCTGGGCATCCCAGTCTGCATCACCATCAGGCTGTGCGGAAGGGTCAAACACCTTGTAGTATTGTAGCTCCACGCCCTTCTCTGTCAGGTTGGAGAAGATGTTGAAAGGACGTGTCCACAGCATACGAGGAACCTCCTTATCATCCAGAGTGATTGTCTGCCCAATAATCTCAATACCCAGAGCAATCTGCTGGGCAGGCGGCTTCTCCTCACCCTTATACTCTCGTGATTGCAAGCCAAGGTCTGCTACATACACGAGGCGACCTTCATGTTCTCCTGGAGTGAGGTTGGGAATTGTGCTAGTGCTTTCTGTATTGTTGCTAGTGCGACGTTTAAGTGTCAAAATAGTATTCCTTTTATAGATTTAGTGGGTACGTGCCCAATTATCGCCTGATTTAGCTTCTCCGGGTGTTGGGACGGCTAGTCCCCAATATTCACCAGCTTTGACAAATGCTCTGCACATAAGTTCCTTCAGACGCTCCACACTATCTGGATGACAGTCTGCCTGTACCTCATCGTGCATATTTATCACTAAAAGTGCATCTATCTTCTCCTTCTTTATCCAAGCAGCCAAGAAGGCTGTTGCAGTTTTACAAACAATAGATCCTGAGCTTTGAAACTTCAGGTTAACGAGTGAGTGGGGGGAACGTGCCTTAAGCCACCTACCATCGATAGCCTGTATCCATCCCTCATTAGCCTTCCACTCTTTCTCTACATCATCACGGAACATACGAAGAGAGATGTTGGTTTCCCAGAATGCCTCAAAGTGCATCTCACCCTCGTGTTTAGGTTTGTTAAGCGTCTCTGCTAGTTTCGGTGCTTGGCCTCCGTACGTTAAACAATATTTAGCGCCCTTAGCGCCCCCACCGCAATCACCACCTCCGTTACGACCGCAAGAGAAGTTAAAAACAATGTCTCGCTCAGTGTCATCTGAGGGCTTATCGTGATCTGGTATAGCTCTGTAAGCAGCCACCAACTCAGGAGTGACCAAGCCAAAAGCCAAAGCGTTTTTCGTATGGATATCACCTTCCAACACCTCCTTAGCATAAGCACCATCATCATATTTATAAGTGTAGTGTGCCTCCATCCGTGCCTCAAGAGCAGCAGCATCAGCACCAACAAACACTCTACCAGGACGAGCCCTGAACAAGGCTCGACACTCTTCTCCGTAAGGGGAGCCAATACGAGGAACATTCACAACAGTGCGATGCTTCATCCTCGTTGTGGCAGCACCACACGAGTCAGCACCAGCACCAATGGTTCCATCCTCCCTGGCGTTGTTAAGGAACCCCTCCACCATAGACGCCCTGTGAGACGCCACAAGGTACTCTTTAACCGTAGGGCCATAGCCCCCTTGGATAGAGTCGTATGAGTCCTCAGTGAGCTTAGGGGAGGCCTTAACGTGCTTCCCCCTACGGTCCCTAGCAAACTTCCCAGCCTGTTGCTTGAAATACGGAGATTGGGGGTCTTCAGCCTCCTTCTTCGTCACCTTTTTCAAGTTCCACTCTGTTGGACGCCACCCACACTCAGCCATGAGCCACTCTTTAAACTGAGGACTCTTGATCTTCATAGGGCGATAGGTTACTTTCTTAGTGGGGGGCACTTTGATATTGTTGCCCAGCCACTTGAGGAGTATTGCTTCTCCTACAGGGGAGTCCACATCAATCTCGTGATGCTGGATGGCCTCGTCATAGTACTTAAGCACATTCGACTTCCATTTCCCAGCCTTAGTGAAAGGCTCCTCCCAGCAAGCTGGAAAGGTTTTCTCCACCAGGCTAACCTTTTCAACTTGTGGGAGTAGTGGGAGGATGGTGGTTTCGGCTCTCTCAATTACAACACTAAGCTGCTCTATTAGCTGTAGAGCTGCTGGGCTATCAAAGAATACACCATCTCGTTCCTGTTGATCAATGATGGATGCCACCTGCTCTTCCATCCGTATCCACGCTGGATAGGCTGGGGGGTTGTAGTCCCAATATGTTGAGAAGGGCTCTCCTGTGTTCCGGCAGAACATTTCCCACAACAACTCTTTCCAGACAAGCAGGTTGATTTCAACGTCTTCCCGGCATCGGTGGAGCATTGCTTCATCAAATACCTCCCATTCATTATAGTCGGGCTTACCTCTATCAACACGATAACCCCAGGCCTCTAGAGAGTGTAGCTTATTGCCTGTATATCCCTCAGGTCTAGGCCGATCAGGATAGAGGCAACGGCTCCATATCACTGTGTCTGTTATAACACCCTTGTAGTCCAAACCATAGATCTTCTTGAGGACAGGGATATCATATCCCCGGAAGTTGTGCCCAACTAAGTTGGTGACACTCTTCTCAATGAACTTCGGGAACTCGTCCCTAGGAGCCCAGATAGAGGTCTCCAAGGCCCAAGTGGGCTCATCGTGGAACTCATACATCTGGCCTGTGTTGGGCTCAATTAACACCCCACAGTGGATATAGTCTGGATCTAGGTTGGGTGCTTCTAGATCGCCTACTACTAGCATGAGTCATTCAACCTCCCACGAATCTCACTCAAAGTTGTCTCATTCAGCAGCGCACCATCAAAGAACACAGTCTGTAAGGCTCCCTGAGCCTCCTGAGCCTTTGTTTGCTGATCGTACAGTACATACTCCCCGTTCTCCTCCTCAACACGCAGGAGCCCTCTGGCGCTCTTCTTGGTGCCGGAGTCAGTGGCAGGGTCTTTAAAGATCTCACGACCCTCGCCATCCACTTCGCCATACGTGGCCTTCATAGCAAACCCGAAGGTATCACGAGTGACGTATTGATAAGTGTAGGAGCCAATGCCCAATACAACGTTACAGGAAGCGAAGCCTTTAGCTTCAAGACGGGCCATAATCTCTTCACAGCGGTCAATTGTAATACTATCTCCGTAAATCAAGCCAATGTGTTCATCCAACACCTTGTAGTCCTTGTCCGTCACAGTACCACCGAAGGTGTCCCAGAGGCACTCTATGGCACCTTTAACCTCTGCTTCGGATACCTTCACCCCCTCTTTGGTAATCCGATAGCTGGTCTTAACACCCACTAGGTTACTGAAAAGCTCATCTTCCCGGTAACCACAAATAATACGAACAGGATCACCAGAGTCAGGACGAATAACCACCTTCGATAAACCGAGGGCGTTGCGTTCTCGGGCAAGAATGTCATCTCGAAGAGCCGGTAGATACTCGGTGATGACCTTCCAGAAGTCCCATGTGTCAGACACAATTGAGACAATGCCGGATGGGTAGATCTCGTTGATAAGTCGGGAGAACGTGCCAATCTCGTCATCAACCCCACCCATACACATGACGCTGTGCTCAGTAGCAGGAACACTGCAACCCACAAGCTCACTATCGCTATCAGCTCCATAATAGTCCTCCAAGTAGTCAATAGACGCTACGCTGTCAGTGCCCACGAAGGATGTAAGGTGCCCAGAGCCATTAGAGGCAACATCGTGCATACCTGATCCACCTCGTGATGAGAAGTCGTGTCCCTGTAGAGGAACAAACTCCAGAGGAGAGCCGGTCTTATTCGCATACTCTGTCAATACTTTCTTATACTGGTAGGCAGTGGTGGCTGTAGTAGTGGCCTTCCACACCTCAGCAGAGAACACAGTTTCTAAGTAGTTCACCAGCCAGAAGAACTCAGCCAGAGTGTTCTGGATTGTGAACACAGGAACCTTCATGCCAACCCTGCTACCTTCGGGCAGAGCCTTGACGCAGATAGGCAGGTAGCCTAGGTCGTGGAGGGCTTCAATGTGATCCATGTTAATACTGTCAGCGCCCAGAGCACTGTCCATACGACGCTTATACTTGGCTACAGCCTTCTCTTTAGGTAGATTGAAGAACCCTCCGTTCCACGTATCAATCAAGAACCATTTCATAAAGCCTTGCAGTCCGTAGAAAACAACCTTTCCATCAAAGTGGGAGCCCATGTTCGCTAGACGATCAGAGCGTGGGGTGAAGTTGGAGTACACCAGAGAGGTGCCTTCGGGGTACTGGCTTCTGTGGTCTGCTTTATAGAAGTCGATACAATTAAGTGGATTAAGTTTCATGATTCCGTCCAATCGTAGGTTGCTGTTACTTCGTCAATGAGGCCATCAAAAACCTCCTTGCCTTTAGAAAAGATTCCATGTGTTACATGGAGGTGGATATTAGTACAGTCTTGTTCACGCAGCGCCTTAGCCAATTCGATAAAGGTTCGCCCTCCATCACAGATGTCATCAACAATCACAGCAGACCAATCACCTAGTCCAGTGTAGTCCACAGTAGTCTCCAATATCTCCCCTGTTTGAGTATCTCTCACCTTGTTGGCTTGAACAAAATATTCCAGATGGTGGATTTTACAAATCTCAGCGCTCTTCTTAGAGGCTCCAATATCTGGACTAACTAGAACCGCACCGTTGGCCAGTTTGCCCAGGGCAATAGGATCAATCAAATCCACCTGCTTCCAGTTTCTGCAATTGTTAATGCAAGCAACACCCACATCGCTGTGAGAATCTGACACCATTACAGAACAAAACCCCATACTGTTAATTAGGCCGCCAAACACCTTAGCTCCAATAGCCTCCCCAGCAGCACATGCCCTGTCTTGACGGGCGTATGGTAGGTAGGGAAGAACGAGAGTTTTCCTCAGTGGCCTCAGGTTACGGTCAATAACCTCATTAACCATGAGCAGGGCCATCACATCGTCAGAGGATTGGATGAGGGCTTCAACACTAACCTTATCTACCGCCTCTGGAGAGACAGGAAGCTTAACCTGCACCTCTCCTCCCGAGAAGGTGAATTGTTGCACCTCTATAGCTGCCCCTCGGTAGGTTGATACCTTAATCATCCTTAACACCCCTCAGTATATCTGAAAACGCCCCCATGAGCATCTTCATCTCTTCTTCAGTGTAGAAGGCATAAGCACCATTCCGAATAACCCTCACCACCTTCTTCTTAGGCAACCACTCTATATTCGTTATGGCATTATGCATCCTCAATAGCCTCCAATACCTTCTGAATAGCCTCCTGCCGTGTTTTAGCAGTGAAGCCTATGCATCGCATTGCCTCTGGACTATCACCCAGCCACACCCAAGCAGAGGCTCCCTCAGAGCCAATGCTGTATCTATCAACCAGATCTTCAAGAGTCTCCATCTGCAATTCCTCGGAAGAAGTCAGCACAATCCCGGAGAAGGGTGTTAACATCCTCTTCGTCAATGGGATCACCTGCTTCCTGTGCTTCTAACAGCTCCTCAATACGTTCTTGAAAGGAGGATACGTTTCGGATTTCAGTTAAGTCGTATGTCATATTAGTGTGTCCTCTTTTGTAGAGCCTTTGGCTCCAGATAAGACATATTGTCTTTGTTAAAATATAACTCACAGGTTAGGCTCTCACCAAAGTCTCGATCAAACAACATATCGAGGTAGGAGGTGTTGGGAGCCTCCGAGTCAGGACTTCTGTCCCTACGAATACCCCAGCCATAGTGGAACCACCTCTCCATTGCTCTAGAGCCTGTGAACTCTCCACTCAATACCCTTGCCCCTTCCTCATGCGTCTTACTCCCCTTTTGCTTGGGATTAACGTGAGTGTAGATAAAGAGTGTGACTGGGTGTTTATACACAAAGTCTGCAATGTCTGTGCAGATTTCATTCAACTTATCGTTCGCTTCAGACGAACTAAAACGAGAGATGAGGGCGGTTAGTGGGTCTAGGAAGAAGAAGTTGATGCCATCCAGAAGATGCATTTCCTCCATAGCGATACGAATATCCGACCAATCACGGGAAGCCCCACGATCATAAAACCGAACTCGCCCGTCCATTTGCATCAGATGATCACGAAGCACATCATCCTCGTACACACTATCGGGTTTGGTGTAATCCAGTCCAGCGAACTTTGATGCCACCTTCTTGGCTGTCTTCATTGGAGGGTTCTCCAAATCAAACACCCCAACAAGCTGATTCTGTACATTTGCTAACCAATCTATGTTCTGGTATTCGTGATCCGACTTGCCAATCTTGGGAGCTGCCCCGATGATGTGGATGGTGTGGGGCCTATAACCGTAAACAGCCTTAGTAACACTAGGCCAAGGGGTGGGAATACCCATCTCAGGCCGTACAAGAGCGTCCTCAATGAAGTCTCGGACATCAACCACCTGCCCTTGACGCTCTACAACAGCATTCCATGTAACTAAATCGGCCAACTCCTTACCTCGGCCAGCTAGAAGCATGTCATTTGCATCCTTCATAGGCAGCTTAGCCACCTTAAAGGTTGGGAATGTCTTCAAAATCTTCTGCATGGCATCAATTCCGGGACCATCTTGGTCCAAAACCAACACCACTTCCTTAAAACTCTCAACAAACTCACGATTACTGAGGATATCCTTCAAGGCACCACCAGCCCCTCGTGTCAAAGACACTACAGCAGGGGTTAGGTGGCTCCACTTTTTAGGTAGATTCTCCACAATAGCCTGATAGAGCGCCATTGCATCACACCTACCCTCTGTTATGAAGAGCTTCTTGGCTGTGAGCCGCTTAGCTTGGGCTGTTCCCCAAAGTTCAACAGCTCCCTTACGGTCACCAACGGCAGAGAATGCCTTGTCAGCCACCCTTTTCACCTCGTATCCACACACCTCACCACCCTTCGTGTCAGGATAGTAGTGGTGCGTCACAGTAGTTCTATCCTTTTCAGACAAAGACACACGGACACCGAAGTATTCACAGGTGGCCAAACTAATGGCTCTGTCTTCTAAAGCTCGGATGGAGTAGGTAGAGATTGCTTTCATTTTAGCTTCGTGATCAATTTTGATCATCCCACCTTCTTTTTTTAACTCCACAAGGGCCTCCTGCACTCCCTCACGGGGATCATGATGGATGGGCCTACCACCGTCAGGGCAGGCATAACAAAATGCATCAACACTCCCATCCTCTTGTTGAAATAACTGTATTCCATCCGATGACCCGCATTCATCACACGGTAGCCTCGGATCTATCGGGGTTCCTGGCATACTCCTCTCACACCTCCAATGTTGTTGGCTTCTTCTCTTCGCAGAACTCCAAATAATTGTCCACAAAGAACCAAGTTTGATATATATATCCACAATACTCACCACACTTAGTGCGGTAAGTGTACTCGTAGTCTTTAACAACCCGTTTAGATCGAAGCACAGCCCAATCCCGAATCTCCCTGAGAGCTTTAAGGGGCAGGCCGTGGTGGATGGTCATATTCAGTGGGATTGTACAAAACTTATCGTCAGCCCCACTTCCCTTTTCGTCTGTGTAGACACGGACAATATGCTCCTTACCGGACTTCACCACGTATGTGCTCATGCCAATCTCCACAGTCAATCACCTCATGACCGTCATATTCGGCCCCCTCTAAGACATACATCTCTGCATCACCAAACTTCGTGGAGGTGGTGGCTTTATTGTAGAAGTTGAAGTCAGCATCTTGCTCTCGGAAACCCTCAAGCCAATCAAGGCTCTGAGAGATTCGTTCATCAGTTACACGGTACACTTCAACCAATACAGACTTATCACCCTGACGTACTCCGGGAAAACCCCCAAGTGAGAACATCTCCCACTCAGGAGCCAGGGCAGTTAGCCCCAGCTTTTCACTATCCCCAAGTACGCAGTTATTACCGAAGCCTTGACGTAAGGTTCCATACACTGCGACAAGCTTATTCATTAAACAGTCACCTCGTGGCGTTCATTACGGATGATGGTTACCTCCACTTCTACAACACTTCGCTCGTTAATTGCTGTAATCATTCGCAGAGGGAGAGTAAAAGGTGGCCCAGGGCGTCGAGAGGCGTTAGTCACAGTTCCAGGAATCCTGACCCGGTAGTTGCCGAACTCTCCCTCTGCCTCCTGAACAATCCTATCTACCTCGGCTTGAACACGCTCATAAGTGGTTAGGCTTCGAGCGGCAGGGGCACTGAGGGTAACAGGGATTGGAGGGACTGAGAGTTCAGGAGGAGCTACAGGAGTAGCAGTAGGAGCCTCTTCTACCAGCTCCAGCCATGAGGGGTCATATCTCCAGCCCTCATGCCGTGCAGCTTCACCACACAACTCTATAACAGTGAACTCTTGGCCAATCATATCTGCTGTGGGGTTTACCCAGCCAGCAGCTCCCTGGTGTGGCCCATGCTGACTACGGGGCAGGACACGAACACGCTGTCCCACTTCCACACGAGTAAGAGGCATGGGTTGTGTTGGGGCAGCTTCTGCAGCTACAGGTTGTGACACAGACAGACTAGCACGGTGTACATGTGTGCCAGTCTCTAGAAGCCAAACTAAGTCTAGTCCTGAGTTACCATTCCGACTAGCCTCGATGCGTTGAACCGTAGCTGTGTCCCTTCCATTAGAAAATGTCCGTCCGTCGGGCTGCTGTACAACAGATCCAGCCACAATCTCGTTTGATGCAGTAGATACCTCTACAGCTTCCAACCACTCAGGGAGATAGGTCCACTGACCAACAACGACCCAACCGTTGAGAGTATCCAGACTCCGAACCCGACCCCGACCCCCCTCAGCC